TGAACCTTCAGGACAAGATGCATTGGATAACGCAACAAGTTCAGACAGCTTATATGTATTTGATGAGCTAGGACTAGTAAGTTATGCAACAAGTGGTACAGGTAGATTATTAACACACGTAATATTCCACCCAGTACAAAAAAGTTTAAACAGACTAATCCAGATTGATTATACAGTTAGAGTACAATCATTAACTGGTTTTAACGAGGCGTAATAGATGGCATATACAGTTAACCATACAGACGTTGCTAATAAGGGTAGCATAACGGTTGAAGATAATACAATCAACCAACAGACGTCGTTGTCACTGCCAGGCAGAAATACAACTGCTTATGGTACTGCTATTGCTGAAAACTTTTTACACCTATTAGAAAATTTTGCAAACACAACTGCACCAAACAATCCTACAGAAGGACAGTTATGGTATGATAATACAGCAGGTGTTGATCAATTAAAATTATATGATGGCACTACTTGGATTAGTGCATCAGGATTAAAGAAAGCTACAACGGCACCAGGTGCGGCACAATCAGTTACAGGCGACCTTTGGGTTGATACTGATAACCAACAACTATACTTGTACACAGGTTCAGGTTGGGTATTAGTAGGTCCAACATTTAGTGATGGACTGTCAACAGGTGTTAAGCCTGAATCAATAGTTGGAACAAACAATGTAAGTTATACTTGTTTGGTTATAGAAATTAGTGCCAAGACATTAGCAATTTATTCAACAGCGGCATTTACACCTAAGACAACCATTGCAGGATTTACAACAATCAATCCTGGCTTTAATTTAAGTTCAGCAGATATTACAGGTGCAGGTGCAGGAAAATATTACGGAACTGCGGAAAAGGCAGAAGCATTAGTTATTAATAACGAAAGCATACCTGCAACAAACTTTATGCGTAACGACAGTACTTCACAAAGTTTATATCCGATAACAGTTAAAAACAATGGTGGTATTACAGTTGGTGCTTCAAGTTTCTTTACAATGGGAGTTGAAGGACAAGCGGGTATTATTAGTCACCAAACTTCAGGATCAAACATTGACGTAAGAGTAAACAACAACGGTTCAGCAACGACTGTAATGAGAATTGACTCAACTGCTAAAGTTGGTATTAATAATTTAAGTCCGGATCAAGCATTAGACGTTACAGGAAACATACAACTTTCAAACTCATTATTGGTTGACGGTACTACAGATGCTTCTACTATATCAACAGGAAGTATTATTACTAAAGGTGGTGTTGGTATTGCTAAGAAACTATTTGTTGGCAGTGATACAAACCTTTCAGGACTTACAACTACAGCAAACATTGTACCAAACGCAAATACATCACGTAACTTAGGTACAGCTAACGAACAATGGTTAAACGTTTATGCACAGAACCTTATAGGTAACTTAACAGGTAACGTTACAGGAACAGTTTCAGGACGTTCTGGATCAACAGACAAACTTGCAAGTTCAACAACATTCCAAATGAATGGTGATGTAACTGCACCGTCATTTACATTTGACGGACAAGATGCAAGTAGCAAAACATTTACAACAACGATTTCAAATACATTTGTTGCTAATAAAACAGAAGTTTCTAGTTCATTATCAACAGACGAAATATTATTAAACAGAGTAACAGGCGATACTGGTGTTTATAAAGTTTCAAGAACTAATTTGTTTAAAGCAATTCCTACATTACCGATTGGAATGATATCACCATTTGGTGGCGATACTGCTCCAGTTGATTGGGTATTATGTTACGGACAAGAAGTAACTATTGCAACATATCAAAACTTGTTTAACGTGATTGGCTACAACTTTAAAGATCAATCATTGGTAGCGGCAGGTAAATTTGCATTACCTGATTTAAGAGGTAGATTCCCACTAGGTAAAGATAACATGGGTGGCGGATCAGCAAACGTTGTAACATCAGCGGCGGCCGATACAATGGGAAGTGTTGAAGGACAACAGAATCAAAGTATTGCAGTTACTAACTTACCAGAACACGAACACGATTTAAGAGGACCAAGTGGAGATCAGTACTATACTTTAAGAGATGTAACAGGTACTCCAAACGATGCACAGGGTATTCAATACGATGCTCCGACAGGCACAGGTGCAGGTCAGGCATATCCTACTTCAGGTGGTGTGTTAACAAACAACGCATTGGGAACAGCTATAGATGTTATGAACCCATACATGACTGTTAACTATATTATCTATGCCGGGGAGAATACAGCGATATGAGTTATAAACTAAACAAAACTGACGGCACGTTACTCGTAGATCTAGTTGATGGACAATTAGATACTACAACGTCAAGCATTGGTCTTATTGGAAAAAACTATTCAGGGTTTGGTGAAACACTAAACGAAAACCAAATCAAGATGTTAGAAAACTTTGCTTCTACATCAGCACCAACAGTTCCGTTAATTGGACAGTTATGGTATGATAAAACACAAGGTAGAATAAAAGTTTATGACGGAACATCATTTAGAGAAAGTGGCGGACCTATTGTTGCTACGGCACAACCGGCAACACTTGTAAGTGGTGACCTTTGGTTAGATAGTTTAAAGAATCAATTATATTTTTATGATGGTACAGACTTAGAATTAGCTGGACCTATATACTCTGCACAACAAGGCAAGACAGGGTTTGAAACATTTACAGCATTAGATACACAAAACAACAGCAAGGTGGTTGCAAAATTATTCATAGGCGGTGCACTTAACGGTGTATGGTCAAATGAAGAATTTACTCCAGCAGTAGGTTATACTATTGCAGGATTGACTGGAACAATCAAAAAAGGATTTACTCCAATTGATGCATCATCAACGGGAACTGTTTTCAGAGGCGTATCAAATGCCGCACTAAACTTAATTAACGCCGCAGGTGTTGAAAAGAGTGCATCACAGTTTTTACCAGCTGACTCAAACGGTACCACAACAGGTGCATTAACAGTTAGTAACAGTGGCGGGGTTACAATAGGACCTGCACAAAACAATATTATGAAAATTATTGGTACTTCATTTGTAACTGAAAACCAATTATCCAATCATGACTGGAAAGTTAGAGTTAGACAACCAACTGGATACCTTGATGCTATCGTAGTTGATACATCAGAATCACACGTAGGATTGTTTAAAACTTCTCCACAGTATACTTTACACGTGGGCGGAGATGCTAAAATTGATGGCGACTTAATTATTGGTGGTACAAGTTTAGCAGTAGAAACAACAGTTTTAAGAGTTGAAGACAAGAACATTGAACTTGCTATACAATCAGATAGTTCAACAGGTAACAATGCCGCGGTAGACGGTGGTGGTATTATTCTTAAATCTTCAGACTTAGATAAAGAATTTTTATGGCGTAATACTGAACAGGCTTGGACATCAAGTGAAAACATTGACTTGGCAGTAACTAAAGGTTACAAGGTTAATGGAAACGAAGTATTAAACGAAACAGCATTAGGATCAACTGTAACATCAGCATTAGGCTTGACACAGGTAGGTACATTATCTACACTATCAGTTGACAACGTAACAATTAATAACTATGCAATATCTACATCAGGTAGCGGTTTGCAAATAACAAGTGATGGTTCAATTACTATTACTAATAACCAAAAAATTACAGGATTAGCTGAACCTACAACTAATACTGATGCCGCAACTAAATTTTATGTAGATGATTCACTAGATAATGAGCCAGTTATTGTACCATTGGATATTACAGGGTTAAGTAATGCCAATATTGCTACAATTATTGAGGACATTTATCCGGCGGCAACTAAAAAGACAGGATCATATGCGTATGTTCCAACAAGCACATTAACTGGAGCAACAGTTAGTGGAATTGATGTAAACACGGTTGCAAGTAAATCATTCATTGCTGTAGACTCAAATGGTGTACAGAATGAAAGTGTTTTACAGGATATTGCGTTTAGTAATGCTTCAGGTACTGTTAATGCATCAGTGGCTAGAGGCTTAAAAAGATTCAAGGTTCAAGCTGGATCTTGGGTGTTTGACACTGATCTAGGTAGCAGTGGCGGACTATGGTAAAAGATAAATAACATTATAGGGGTTTATAACAATGGCATATACTATAGATAGATACAGTGGCGTTACTTTGACAACAGTCGAAGACGGAACTGTTGACCAAACTACCGATATTAAGTTAGTAGGTAAAAACTACGCTGGATACGGTGAAATACAAAACGAGAATTTTTTACATCTGCTAGAAAACTTTAGCGGAACTTCACAACCACCTAAAGCGATTTCAGGACAAGTTTGGTTTGATGCTACAGCATCTAAACTTAAATTTTATGATGGTTCTAAGTTTAGAACAACAGGTGGAGCAGAAGTAAGTGCAACACAACCGGCTGGTTTAGCTACTGGTGATTTATGGTGGGATAGCACAAACGAACAATTATACGCATACAACGGAACTGGTTACGTATTAGTTGGACCACAAGGTTCAGGTACTAGTGTAACACAGATGAAAACTGTAACTATAAGAGATACAACAAGCACAAATAGACTAGTCATTCAAGCCATTGTTAACGACGAAGTCATTTATATGATTAGTGCAGTTTCATTTACTATTGATAGTACAGATCCAACTAACGCAGTTACAGGATTTGACGTTGTTAAAAAAGGAATAACCCTAAGAAATACACAAAACGCAACAGGCGGTGTTACAAGTACTACAGATTACTACTGGGGTACAGCAAGTAACTCATTAAAACTTGGTGGATATACTGCTTCAGATTTTGCATTAGCAGGATCAGGATCATTTACTTCACTTGTTAACTTTGCAGATGCTGGTATTTCAATTGGTGATTCCAACGATCTTAAAATTTACGTTGAAAATGATAACGAAGGTGTTATACAAAACGACGTAGGTACAGTAATTAAAATTAAA